TTCGTTTCCAGACGCGACATTGCCGTGAATTGTTCTTAACAGAAGACGATAAGGGCAGGGTTGATACAGTATTCCGAGAATTTCACATGCCAGCGCGGGCAGTCATCAATCGGTTTGGAGATGCTGTAGACAGCAGTATTATCAAGAAAGCGCAGTCAAACCCTTATGAAAAGATTCGTTTGATTCATGCTGTGTATCCTCGCGACGAACGTGACCCAATCAAGGTTGACACTAAGAATAAACCATTTGCATCCGTATACTTTGATCCAAAGTCTAAGACTATCTTATCAGAATCAGGCTTTGATGAGTTCCCATACGTTGCGCCACGATTCTTGAAGGCAAGTTTCGAGATTGGATATGGCCGATCTCCAGCAATGACAGCGCTTCCAGATATTAAAATGCTCAATAAGATGAGTGAGGTGACGATTCGTGCAGCGCAAAAGCAAGTTGATCCACCACTGCTGGTTCCTGACGATGGCTTCTTACTACCAATCAGGACAGTACCTGGTGGTCTTAACTTCTATCGCAGTGGTACGCGTGACAAAATTGAGCCGCTAAACATCGGAGCAAACAACCCATTAGGTCTAAATATGGAAGAGCAGCGCAGAAAAGCTATTCAATCTGCGTTCTATGTTGACCAGCTAATCCTCTCTCAAGGCCCGCAAATGACTGCAACAGAGGTGATGCAGCGTACCGAAGAGAAGATGAGATTGCTCGGTCCAGTGCTTGGGAGATTACAGGCGGAGCTTTTACAGCCACTAATTAACCGTGTGTATAACTTGATGGTGCGCCAAAAAGCGTTTCAGCCAGCGCCTGACTTTATGCAAGACTCAAGTATTGAGATTGAATATGTTTCTCCACTGGCTAAGGCTCAGAAGCAAGGCGACATACAAAACGCCCTGCGTATGCTGGAGTTATTCGGACCATTGTCTCAAATAGACCAAAGTGCTATTGACTACATCGATGTCGATGGGATGGCTAAATACTTACTAAAAACATTGTCCGTTCCTGCGACAACGATACGAGGGGATGGGCAGGTTGAGGAAATCCGTTCTCAACGAGCAGAGCAGCAACAGCAGATGCAGGAAATGCAAGAGGCTCAGATGGCGGCAGAGTCAGCGGGCGCTGCAGCTCCAATGGTGAAAGCAGTAGGACAGATGTAATGCCAAGGAAACCGAGAGTCACTAAAGATCAAATGCACCGAATCTGCGAAGAGTTGATGGACGGTGCGTCATTAACCAGGATTTGCGAAGCAGAAGATCTTCCAAGCTGGCGAACGGTTACCCGTCATGTTCAAGAAGATGATGACGCTCATACACAGTATCGTAAGGCAAGAGCTATCCAAGCCGAGATATTGCGAGATCAAATCATCGACATTATTGAAGCGCCTTTGCCTACTGATCCCAAGCTAGCAATGGCTGAAGTGCAACGTAGACGACTAGAAGTAGACCAGAAAGATAAGTATGTGCGACAATTAGCCCCATTAGGTATAAGAGATCGTGCTGAAGACAACCAACAAAACAAGATGTCCGGGACGATTACTCTGAAGTGGGACGATTCAAACGGATAATCTGGAGGGTGCATGACACCTGATGATTTGCGTAATGCGTATAAACATTTATTTGATACCGAAGACGGCAAGATTGTCTTAGAAGATCTTCAAAAACGGTTCCATATCTACGGAACTGTATTCGCAACCGATCCAAATGAAACAGCCTACTGTGAAGGGCAACGCACAGTCGTGCTGTTTATTCAGAAAATGTTGCTCGATTTAAAATTACCAGAGGAAGTATCCAATGAGTGAAGAACAGGTAGCTGAAGTCTCTGCGCCAGAAATGGAGCAAGAGGTAGCTCAGTCTGTAGAAGACTGGCGCTCAAACATCCCTGAAGAAATCAGGGGTCATAAATCGCTGCAGCACATCAACGATGTTGGTGCGCTAGCAAAAAGTTATGTACACGCTCAGTCAATGATTGGAGCAGACAAAGTTGTCGTTCCAGGCAAGTCTGCAACACCCGATGAATGGAATGAGTTTTATGCACGACTTGGTAGGCCAGAATCTCCTGATGCGTATGAGCTTCCGCAACAAGAAGGCGCTGAAGTCAATCCAGATATGTCTAACTGGTACAAACAAATGGCGCATGAGATTGGATTAAATTCAACTCAGGCCGCCAAATTGTATGAGTCTTATAATCAATTCATCTCAAACTTCCAAGAATCAACCGCTGTAGATCATGAGATGCACGTTCGGGAGGTTGAAACCAATTTGCGCAGAGAATTTGGGCAAGCATTTGATGACCGAATGGCGTTAGGCAATGGTGTGGTTGAGCAGTTTGGTGCATCTGACTTAATGGAAGTTGAGTTAGCTGATGGCACATTGCTTGGGGATAACCCTGATGTAATTAGAATGATGTCGAATATCGGTGTCTTTATGAAAGAGCGCCTAGGTGAAGACACCCTTGAAGGAATCAAAACTAACGGGGGGTTAACACCAGAACAAGCGCGTGATAAATTATCAGAGCTTACAGCCAGTAGCTCCCCGTATTGGGACAGTAGGCATCCAGAACATGATTGGTATGTACAAGAAGCCATGAAGTTCAGGGAAATAACCAATGGATGACAAAGAGTTCAAACTTGAAGTCCTAAGGGTTACACTGGCTCACGGTACAATGGCGCAGATGAGAGATATTCTCTCTGAAGCCCAGAGGAACCTTGAATGGTGTCTGGAACCTTTGGAGAAAGCTGAGGCTCCCAAAGAAGCGGAACCATCCAGGGTAAGAAAATCAGGACAAGCGAAAGCCCCTGTCGGCAAAGCCGTAACATTTACTTAAAAATTCGTCCTGCCTTGCAGGGTAGCGAGACATTGTTTTAGCTAACTGTAAAAGGGGACACTTATGTCAACTCAAGTTACAACTGCATTTGTGCAGCAGTTTAGCAGCAACGTCCAACTGCTTTCTCAGCAGCGCGGTTCATTGTTGCGTGGGGCTGTTTCTGAAGAATCAGTAACAGGTGAAAAAGCGTTTTTCGATCAAGTGGGTGCAGCAGCCGCTGTTAAGAGAACTTCTCGCCACGGTGATACGCCTCTCGTAGAGACTCCGCATTCTCGTCGCATGGTGACGATGGATTCATACGAATGGGCTGATCTGATTGATGATGCCGATAAAGTTCGTATGTTGATCGATCCAACGTCGACTTATGCAATGGCTGCTGCCGCTGCAATGGGTCGTGCAATGGACGATGCAATCATCACTGCCGCGATTGGCACTTCTAAGACTGGTAAGTCTGGATCATCAAGCACTTCAATGCTTGCTGGCCATCAAATCGCAAACGGATCTGCGGATCTAACTCTGGCAAAACTCATCCAGGCAAAGAAAATTTTGGACTTGGCTTCTGTCGATCCATCAATTCCTCGCCACATTGCTGTTGGCCCAGATCAAATTGAATCGCTGTTGAACAACACAACTGTTACTTCAAGCGACTTCAACACGATCAAGGCTCTGGTACAGGGTGAGATCAATACCTTCTTAGGGTTTACCTTCCACGTTACAACTCGTTTGGCTAAAGATGGCAACATCCGTTCATGCTTTGCATGGGCAGAGGATGGCGTAAAGCTTGCAGTAGGCAAGGATGTCATGGCTAAGATTGATGAACGTGCTGATAAATCTTACTCAACGCAGGTTTACTACTGCGCTACATTCGGGGCAACTCGCATGGAAGAAGAGAAGGTTGTTCAGATTGACTGTGACGAATCAGCATAAGGAGATCTAAATCATGGCAACTGTATACTCAAATGTCCGGACGGACCTTACTCAGGATGATCCAACTGAGTTCGTACAAGCTAACCAGATTGGCGGATCAATGAGAGTCGCTCATGCTCAGTATGAGGCATCTTCACTCTCTTCTGGCGATGTAATCGAGATGTTCTCGCTGCCTAATGGCGCTCGCATCTTGCATGGCAAGTTGTGCCATGATGCACTTGGTGCTAGCACCACACTGTCAGTAGGCTACGCTGCTTACACTAACTCAGCGGGTACAGCAGTTTCTGCTGCTGCCGCTGGTTACAAAGCAGCCGCTGCGTCAACTTCAGGGACCTGTAATGAGGTAGCAAATACCTTAGCTCTTGGCGCTGGATCAGAAGTTGATCTTGATGGTGAGTTAGCTGATAACGAGTTCGTTGTAACAGTAACAATGGGCGGTGCTGCTGGCACAGGCACTATTGAACTGACAATGTACTACGTTGTTGACTAAATGAATCGGGGGCGGACGCGCCCCCTTTTCTAAGCGAGGTGATGCATGAGTTCTGTCGTAGACATTTGTAATAGTGCGCTGAATCAGATTGGCGCATCAAATATTATCTCGCTCACCGAGGATAGTAAGGCTGGTCGTATATGTAACCAGCGCTATGATTTTGTACGGGATGCGGTTTTTAGATCACATCCCTGGAATTGCTTAGTAACAAGGGTCATTCTTGCTCCAGACTCAACTGCCCCATCTTTTGAGTTTGATAATGCATTTACCTTACCTACAGACCCCTATTGTTTGCGCGTCTTAAATCTTCAATATCATGACATCGTTCATCGAGTCGAAGGTCGGAAGATTCTTTGCGATGAAGATACATTGAACTTGATGTATGTCGCTCGAATCACTGACCCTGCGCAATATGACACTCTTCTAATTGAAACATTGGCGGCTAGTTTAGCTGCTGATATTGCTTATCCCTTGGTAGGTAGCGCAACGCTTGCTCAGCAGATGCGGATTTTATATGAAGACAAGTTGCGTGAAGCAAGGTTTGTTGACGCAACAGAGGGTACGCCAGGAAGTATTACAGCAGTCACAGACTCTGGCGGATTAGAGGCAGACACCTTTATTAGATCGAGGTTCTAATGGCTAAAGCGAGTCCATCATTCTCCAACTTTACAGCGGGAGAACTATCGCCAAGGCTTGATGGCAGGACCGAACTGTCTAAGTATTTCAACGGCTGCAAGACATTGCAAAACTTCTTGGTCGTCCCCCAAGGAGGGGCAACGCGAAGACCTGGCACAGAGTTTATTGCAGAGGTAAAGACTAGCTCTGCTTCTGGGCGACTAATTCCTTTTGAGTTCAATGTAGAGCAAGCATACATACTGGAGTTTGGAAATCTGTATTTCCGCATCTACAAGGATGGGGGGCAGGTTGTTGATGGTAGCGATGTACCTATTGAGGTAGCCACCCCATACGCAACAGCAGATCTATCTGGTCTAAAGTTTGCTCAGTCAGCAGATGTCATGTACATCGTTCATCCGGATTATCCTCCTCGGCAAATTACAAGAACAGGCCATGATGCGTGGACAATTACGGAAGTAGCCTTTAGGCGTGGGCCAATGCTTGATCCGCTGTTCGATGGAACAACGCTTACGGCTAGCGCAAGAACTGGATCAGTCACAATTACGGCAAGCGCTGATACATTCGTTTCTACAGACGTTGGCCGCTTAGTAAAGCTACACGATGGATTTGCGGAGATCACGGCTTACAGCAGCGCTACAAGCGTTACAGCCACTGTTAAAGAGAATGCAGATAGGCGTGAGGAGCTAATGCCTTCTTACACGGCTACAACCATATCAGCGCACGAAGGTGATCCAAGTGCTACAGGGTTAGAGCATAACGACAGATTTCAAGATTCTTCTGGATCGTTTCTAGACCAAGGCTTTAAGGTTGGGATGAAGGTTTCTGTTTCAGGATTTACGGATGCAAACAATAATGAAAGTTCAGCCCTGATTGTTAGCGTTACGGCAGATACAATATTGGTTGCTCCTTCTGGAGATCTAACGGATGAAGCAGCGGGTGACTCAGTTACAATCAGCGGTATCCTTGAAGCTGATGATGCGTTTTCGCTTGGAGCGTTCTCAGATACCACAGGGTATCCAGCGTGTGTTTCTTTTTTTGAGCAAAGACTGGTTTTTGCAAATACGCTAGAAAGTCCACAAACAATATTCTTCTCTGTTGCTGGCGACTTCACGAACTTTACTGCTGGCACTGACGATGATGACGCATTGACCTACACGATTGGATCGAACCAGGTCAACGTCATTCGGTATCTAACATCATCTAGGGCGCTCCTTGTCGGGACATCGGGCGGCGAGTTTGTCGTGCGCGCTGGCTCTATTGATGCACCGATTAGCCCAACCAACACGCAGATCAAACGACAAGCAAGCTATGGATCGGCAGATATTCAGCCGATTACTGTCTCAAACGTAGCTCTGTTTGTGCAGAGGGCAAAGAGAAAGATTAGAGAGCTAGTGTATAACTTTGATACTGATAGCTACATTGCCCCTGATATGACCTTGCTAGCAGAACATATTACTGAAGGCTTGATCAAAGAAATTGCGTTTCAGCAAGAGCCTGACAACGTAGTGTGGACTGTTCTTGAGAACGGGAAGATATGCGGTATGACATATCGACGCGAAGAAGAGGTAGTTGCTTGGCATGAACATACGATAGGCGGGACATTTGTAAGCGGTGGTACTACATATCCTTATGGTTTTGCAGAATCTGTGGCCGTGATCCCATCGCAAAACGCAGAAGACGAAGTGTATTTCTTGGTAGCTAGGACGATCAATGGCACAACCAAGCGGCATGTAGAGCGAATGAAGCCTATTGAGTTTGGTACTAATATCGAAGATGCTTTCTACGTTGACAGCGGACTATCTTACTCCGGTAGCGCTGTTACCACTATTAGTGGGCTTGATCATCTAGAAGGAGAGAGTGTCACAATCCTAGCCAATGGATCGACGCATGCAAACAAAACGGTAAGCAGTGGGTCTATTACGCTAGATCGATCAACAACTAGATGCCACATAGGTCTTTCGTACACATCAACTCTTCAGACCATGCGCGTTGAAGCTGGTGGCGTTGAAGGTACTAGCCAGGGTAAAACCAAAAGAATTAGGGATATTACGTTGCGTGTACTTAACTCAGTAGGTGCGAAGGTTGGCCCGGATGAAAGTACGCTTGAGTTAATTCCATTCAGGGATAGCTCAATGGCAATGGATTCGGCTGTTCCCATGTTCACTGGCGATAAAGACATTGAGTTTCCATCGGGGTATGATTCAGATGGATTTGTTGTAGTAAAGCAAGATCAGGCTTTGCCCCTGACAATCTTGGCTATCTATCCACGGTTACAGACATTTGATAGGTAAGGCATGGGCGATCCAGTAACAGCAGCTATTGCCATAGGCGCAAGCGGTGTGATGACTGCCAGAGGTCAAATTGCCGCTGGCAAAGCAGCACAAAACGCAGCAAATTTCAATGCGCTTGTTGATGAGCGTAATGCAGATATTGCCGATCAAAATAAGATCTTGGCGGGAATCAACACGGGGTTACAGAAAAAAGCTTTTGCCAAAGAGTTTGGCAGGGCCATGGCTAGCACCCAGCAAGCCTATCGGTACAACGGTGTTGTGGCGAGTAGCGGAACTCCGGCTTTGATTGCGCTTGAAATGGCGAAGGATGCCGATGATCAAGTTGCGATGATTGAATACGAAGGGCGACTAAAGGAGCAGGGTTTTACTGAGCAAGCAACTGAAATGAGATTTGGCGCGCAAGCTCGTAGAGCAGAAGGCGCTGCAGCAGCAAAAGCTGGTAGACAAGCAGCGGCTGCCTCCTTGCTTAAAACAGCAGCAACTATTGGTCAAATGGATTTTAGTAAGTCTTCATCAGGATTTGGGGCAACAGGTGTTAATACACCAGGTACACAGGAGCCAACTCCATAATGAAAGTTCCAACCTATAAAAGAGAAGGTGTATTCCAACTTGCTACAGGTGCGCGTCCAATGCAAATCCAGCGCAGTGGACAAGCCCAAGCTCGTCTTTACGAACAGCAAGCAAGAACATTCTCTGAAGTAGGGCAGTTTGCTCTTGATACCTATCAGAAAGATCTTGAGATGAGAAGGGAAATCCAAGACGCAGAAGCTGGCAATTATGCGGACAAGGAGTTAATTAGGCTCCAAGCTGAAGCGGCTGAAGCAGATCCAGACAAGGCTGAGTCCTTATTCGATGCTGGGGTTCGCAATCTCAAAGTAGATTTAGCTGACCGTTTTGATACCCAAGAGCGCGCCAATGCCTTTAACTTAAAGCTTGATGGGGCAGTTATTGGCAAAAGACTTAACGTAACACGCGACTCCAAGAGAAGGCGCATTGAGAAAGGTCTTGCTGTATTCACAGAAACACGGGATACGCTGCGCCAGCAAGCAGTGTTTGGCAACGCTGTAGAAAGAAAACAAGCATTAGATGAGCTTGCTTCCGTTCGGGAAAAGATGGTTGCACAACAATTCTTGTCACCAGAGGATGCAGCAAAACAAGCGCTGGCTGACGACAAGTATGTTTTCGTAGAAGGGCTACAGAATCGAATCAATAGCGCAACTACGATTGAGCAATACGAAGCCCTCAAGGAAGAGATATCGACGCTTGAGACGACAGACTTCAAGCCTTCAACGATTGCTAAGCTAAGAAATCTGACACAAGTGCAGATCAATGCGCTATTGAGAGAAGAGGATAGCGCTGAGTCGGAGCGCATTAGGAAAGAAATTAAAGCCAGCGAAAATGAACTCCTTGCTTTCCGTATGCATGTAAGAAGGCTTGCTGATGACGGAAAAGAAGATGAGATCAGGGGGCTTTATGAAACTTTTATCGATGGTAATGCGCCTGACGTATATACAGCAGCCGATGCAGATCGAGCGATGGCGTTTCTTGAGTCACGACTTGAGCTAAAGAAAGGTCAGATGCGGGGTCTGATTCGTGATAACGGGCAGAACATTAAGAACAATCGTACTGGTTTAGTCAATGGCGAGGACTATGGAGACGGGGCAGCTTTTCAAGAAGACTTGAGGGTCGCTTTAACTACAGGAGATTCTCAAAACATTATTGCCGCCCAAGCAAACCTAGAGATGTTTGAAGCAAATCGAGCTTACAAGCAGATGTCGCCAACGCAACTTTCTATAGAGATCACAAGGCTCAAAGGATTGAGTGACGAGTTGCTCTTCCCAGAAATTCCTGACGAACAAATGACTAAATCCGCTAGAAAAATGTTGCGATCTGAGCTAGTGAAGTTTGCAGAAGACAAACTTGCTTCTGTTGAAAAACAAACTGAAAACGGGCAAATACTTGATTATGCGCAAAAAGCTGGTGTTGTCGAAGTTGAGCCAATAGATCTAAACAACATTGATGCTTGGGTTGCTGGACGAAATAAATCACTGACAATGGCGTCCGCTTTTATGGCGCAAGGATCTCTCCAACAAGACGATGCAACAGTTTTTGATCTTGGGAAAGTTAAAGCGTTTACAAAAGCAGAAAGGGCATTTATTCAGTCTTGGGCTTCAACTGCATCTCCACAGGATGTGGCTGATTTTGTGCTCGGCATCGCTCCACTTGCAAGTAGAGTTCCTGGGATATACGAAGAAATCAATGATTCTGGGGCAGAGTTGCTTGCCGTTGCTGCCGCAATAGGCGACCCAGATATAGCGAGGACTTTATTTGCGGGATTAGGCAGAGAGCCACTTGTTGAAAGTAAAAGGCTAGATTTTGCAGAAGTGTTTGACGAAAGAGTGGGCGATGTATTTACCTTTGAGAACAGTACAGCCGACAACAGAAAGCACAATTTGGATGCGACTATTGCAGTTTATCAAGCCATTAGAACTGATCAGATTGAATTTGATCAGCCAGCGTTTGAAAAAGCGCTTGAGTTGGTAACTGGAGGGATCGGAGAAAGAGGTGAGTTCAAAGTTCAGCTACCAAGAGGTGTTAGTGAAAATGAATTTAACCAAGCTTTTGATGTAATCGATGCAGAGATGCTTGAAATGCTAGTCCCAGAAGGATTTAGGAATATGACGCATGAACAAGCTGCATTCCGCATAAGCCAGTCTCGCATTAGAAGCACAAAAGATAATGAATATACCCCTGTTTTTGACGGTATGCAGATGTTCCTTAGGAATAACAATAGCCCCCTATCTTTCAAGTGGGATGAAGAGTTTGAAAATCTAGCTAAAGAGGCGGGAAGGCGTGAATCAGGCAGAATGAATTTAGACTCTATGGATGTTGAATTACTAATCCCTAGAGAAACTCTGCGGGAAGGTATGTAATGCCATTCGTATCTGGAAGAGACAGAAGGGCTTACTTCCAGCAACTGACACCCTATCAGTATGAGGAAGACGCAACAGCGCTAGAAACACTGGGCGCTGCTTTTGGTCAGTCTGTTGATGAAGACCTCATGATCTCTAGTGAGTTCAATAACGAGATCTATCACACAAGGCGCGAGATTGTTAAATCGCTAATTAACGATGGTGTAATTAGTCGGGCGCAGTATTCAAAAGGTTTGGTTGAGATTGATTATGACAAGATCTCAGCGGACCTGGAAGGCACTGAATACGAAGGCATGGTCTATACCAATGCGCGAGCCAAAGAAATCCGTAACCAAATCCTTGCTACTAGACGAGCAGAGCGCGAAGACATTATGCGCAGAGGGTCTGGATTTGCGCAGTTTGTAGGTACTGCTGGCGCACTCATGCTAGACCCAATTAACTTTATTGGCCTTGGCGCTGGATTAGCGATGAATACAGGCCGTGGTCTATCTACATTAGGCCGCGCTTTATATACGGCTAGAACTGAAGCAGGAATAGCAGCAGTCACAGAAACAGCAATACAGCCATTTGTGTTTGCTCATAAGGAAGACATTGATTCTCCATACTCGGCAGAGCAAGCAGCCCTTAATATCGCTACAGCGGCTGGTTTTGCGGGTGCGCTAGGCGGTGTCGTTGGCGGAGTAGCTGGGTATCTTTACAAAGCTAAAACTATTGGGCGAGAAGCATACATCAACAACCTACCGCCGGACTTCAAGTTCAAGGTTGAGGTTGACGGCAAGACTGTTGAACTTGGCAAAGACGATCTACAGCCTTTCTTTGAGCAGTACAGAGGCCAATCAAGCTCACTAATTGTCATTCGATCAGAGCGTGATGACTTCATCGAAGAAACGATGGAGGCGTTTGAGACGAATGCGATTGATGCTGATGAGCTAACTAGGCTCCTGCAAGAAGGGGAGCCTGTCGTTCGCTTTAACGAAGCAAAGGCAAAGGTTGATAGCATTGAGCGTATACTGAATGCTGCTGCAAAAGCATCGGGTGGTGAGCGCTTGGCTACTGCCCTGGAGACTATCAATAAGTCTATCGAAATCATTGATGATACTCGCAAGAATTATAAGAATGACTTGCAGATGATCTTCCTTAAAGAGTACGACAAATGGATCGATGGTCGCGTTGCTACAAAACAAGAAGTAGTCAAAAAGGCTATTGAGAAAACACGCAAAAACATCGACCGCATCAGGCGCGAAGAAAAAAAGATGACGGGCTGGATTCTTCAGCGCGGAGGTTTAAACAAAAAGTCATTTGCTTCTGAGCTTGGCCTCGATCCATCAATGATGAATGTTGCTAAAACTGGATTTCCGAGAGGATTTTGGCGAAACAATAATGACGGGTTGACTGTTGATGGGCTAAGAGAAGCGCTAAGAGAAGACCCTACCCTGGCGTTTGAGTTTCGCATTGACCCAAACGCACCAGACGAAGCGATTGATCTAACGCCTTGGGTTGAAGCGTTAATGGCTGATAAAGACATGTTACGCGATCCAGAAGCAATGGCGAGGATTGCCGCCCTTGAGAACGATATTGCTCAGTTAGAATCACGAGAGCTTACTGATGAAGTTATTGATGCGCTTTATGCAGAAGCACAGATTCGTAGAGATGAGATTGACGATGAAGCGCTCATTAAGCTTATGGAGTACGAAGATAGTATTAACCAGCCGTTGCGTGAGCCAGAAGACTATGAGCCAGCAGATATCGAGTTTACTGATCTAGAAGAAACTAACATACAAGTCGGTGGCACAGAGCGCCAGGTTCTCGCTGAGCAAGGACTAAGTGAATCCCACGACAAGATTATGGCTAGATACGAAACTCTAGCTGATGAAGAGAAAGCAATTAGCATCGGGGAAGATGGGCGCACCGCTGGCGAGTTAATCGCTGATTATGAAGCACAACTTGAATTAGTCGAAAACTTAGTGAGGTGTACGAGAAATGCCTAGTTATGAACAGTGTATTCTCAAGCTGTCTGAAGCAGAGCGCCAAGCTAATGAAGGCATACTCAAAAGTATTCAGGACGCGCCAGACAAAGAGATTGCGATTGCCGAAGTGGTTAATAAGATATCTAGGGCAAAGCGCGAAGCAGCCATGCAAGCAGTCGTCATGAAGCGTAGACGCAACGATCTGTTGATGTACCAAGGTGGCAATGAGTTTGACAAGCTGATGGCGTTGCTAACAAAAGATGTAAGGCGTGGCGCACCATACGCAAACATTGAGTACAAAGGGCGCACATACTCTAGGCGCTTCCACGCAAAGATGGCGCGAATGCTCAAGCGATTTGAGAAGAAGAACCTAGGATGGACTGAAGACGCGGCTACGATGAATAAGTTTATTCGCGCTGTTTATGGCGAGGTGACAGATGATCCTGAAATCAATGCATTTGCAAAAGATTGGCATAAGCTGGTTGATGAAACGGTTGAGTTAAAGAACAAGTTTGGTGCGTCTATCTCAAAGAACGAGAGCTTCCTGCTACCACAAAGGCACGATGCGCGAGCTTTACTCAAGCTTGGTGCAACTAGGGAAGAGGCAAAGGATGCGTGGGTTGAAATGATTACGCCTATGCTAGACAAGCGAAAGATGCTTGATGACCAAGGCAAACCACTTACAGATCAACAACTTAACGAGACTTTGCAATTTGTTTTCGACAGTATTGTTACTGGAGGATTAAATAAGCTAAAGGAGTTCCAGGCTCCGTTTGCAAATGGGCGCAAGCTTTCGCGCAAAGGGTCAGACCAGCGCGTTTTGTATTTCAAAGATGCAGAGAATTGGATTAAGTATCAGACTGATTTTGGGCGCGGTGACGTATTTGGAACGCTTACAGACTTTATTGAATCCTCAGCTAACGACATAGCCCAGCTTGAGTTGATGGGGCCAAACCCAAATACCACTTTTGAAGCTTTCTTTGCGATGGCTCAGCGCGATGGCAAGTTGACTGCATATCAGCAAAGGCGGTTGCGGGATACATGGAATGTCGTATCGGGCAAAGTCAATGAAGGGCAGCCAACTGGGTTTTCTGATTTCTTTCAAGGTTACCGAAACATTGATACAGCAGCGTTGTTGGGTAGCGCGGTGATCTCTGCCTTGTCCGATATCGGGTTTCAAGTCATTACGTCAATGTTTAACAAGATACCTACATACAAAGTATTAGGTAGATTTTTGTCGCAGATCGCAACGGGTGAAGGAGATAAGCGGATTGCAGCGCAAATGGGTCTTGGTGCAGATGCCTGGATTCATACTGCGCACTCCTCTAATCGATACGCAGACACTTATGGCGTGGGGTTTACGTCCAAGCTTGCTAATAGCGTTATGAAACTTTCCTTACTTGAGCCGTGGACAAATGCTAATAGAAGGGCGTTTGGTATGGAGTTCTCAGGGGCTATTGCCAGAGAGTTCAATACCGCATGGGGAGATCTAGATTCTGGCTTTCGGGCAATGTTTGAGCGTAACGGAATCACAGAAAGTGACTGGGATGCGTTTAGGAAGACAGATGTTATTGAGCATGAAGGCGCTGTCTTTGCTGACTTTGTGGCTGATGAGTCGATGAAGTTTCACACAATGGTTCTACAGGAAACAGATCTAGCTGTCCCAACGCCAGACGCCAGGGTTCGCTCTATTCTTACAATGGGGCAAAGCAGAGAGACGGTAGAGGGTCAGTTCTGGCGCTCAGCGTTTGCTATCAAGTCATTCCCTATCACTATTGCAACTACGCACTTGCAGCGTGGTTGGTACATGGCAAGCAAGAAAGACAAACTGTCATACTTTGGGATGATGTTTGCGACCACATCTGTTCTCGGTGGTGTCGCGCTACAAGCCAGAGATGTTGCTGCTGGGCGAGACATGCGTGATATAGACGAGAAGTTCCTTGTTGCTGCTGTTTCCCAAGGGGGAGGACTAGGCATCTTTGGGGACTTTGTATTCAATGATGTCAACCGTCACGGATACAGCTTTGCCGAACAGCTAGCTGGGCCTTCATTCCAAACGCTTACTCAGCTTTATCGGTTAGGCCCAGGCAATGTTATAGAAGCTATATCAAATGATGAGGCCAATATATTAGACTTCTTTGCAGGAGATGCTTCCCTAAGAGATGTAGACGAGGCGACTAAATTTACATCAGAAGTAGGCAGGGCGATTGATCGGTTTACTCCGAGCATTTGGCAAACTAAACTATTTGAGCAAGCAATATTTAATTCTTATCAAGAACTAGCAGATCCCAACTTTGCAGAAAAGAAACGAAAGTTACTGCGAACAAGGGAAAAGGAGTATGGGCAGGGGTATTGGTGGAAGCCTGGTGAGTTCGCCCCAGAACGTGCGCCAGAAGCGCCTGAGATTACATTTGGAGAGTAAAGGTGACAGTATCAAGTACAACTAACAAAGTTAGTTATTCTGGCAACGGGAGTACAACTATCTTTGCCTATACGTTCAAGATCTTTGCTGATGCTGACTTGGATGTGTACATTCGTTCATCGGCAGGTACTGAGACGCTTCAGACTCTAACCACTAACTATACGGTTTCTAATGCTGGAAATGACGCTGGTGGTAACGTGACGTTTGTTACAGCACCAGCATCTGGTGAAACTGTTGTTATCCAGCGTAAACTAGATCTTACTCAAGGTACAGACTACGTTGAAAACGATCCGTTCCCTGCTGAGTCGCACGAAGAAGCGCTGGACCGCTTGACGTTTATCACGCAGCAAATGCAAGAAGAGATTGATCGGTCTATTAAGGCATCGGTTACAAACACCATCTCATCGACTGAGTTTGCGATTTCTGCTGCAGATCGAGCAAACAAGATCTTTGCTTTTGATGGCAGCGGTGACTTATCTGTTACTCAAGAGCTTGGTACATACCAAGGAGATTGGTCAGCATCAACTTCATACAGTGCGCGTGACCTGGTTAAAGACACCAGCACCAACAACATCTTCCTAGCCAATACAGCGCATACGTCTAGTGGCTCACAGCCACTGACGACAAACACAGACAGCGCCAAGTGGGACTTGATTGTTGATGCGGCATCTGCGTCTACGTCAGCAACTGCTGCAGCCGCTAGTGCAACAACAGCAGAGGGTCATGCAGACGATGCAGCGGCATCGGCAGCTACAGCGTCAGGTCATGCCACAACTGCGTCAGGTCATGCCACAACAGCGGCTGGTCATGCGACTACAGCAGAGGGGCATAAAGATGACGCTGAAACAGCTAAGACTGCGGCAGAGGCTGCACAGGTAGCTGCTGAATCCGCTGAGACAGACTTCCGTGACACTTACTACGGTAGCTTTGCGGATAACTCTGCAGCAGAGACGTATCAGACTGGCACGAATGGCGGGACTGTAGATACAGGCGATCTGTACTTCAACACCACTAGCAACACGCTGAAGATCTATAACGGCACTAGCTGGCAGGATGCAGCGCTAACAGCGGCTAGTTTCCTAACCGTGTCTAACAACCTGTCTGACCTAGGTAACGCTGCAACAGCTAGAACAAACTTAGGTCTTGCGATTGGTACGAACGTCCAAGCGTATGATGCGGGTCT